ATGGCAACGCGACGTATCAACCGCGACCTTATCAACGAACTGAAAGCAGAAGGCGCGAACGACAAGCAGCGCGATATCTACGATGACCAGCTGGCCGGCTTCGGGGTGCGCGTCATGCCCCGCGGCAAGAAGGCGCACGCCGAGCCGGCGATCAGTTTCATCTACCGCTGGACCACCCCCGAAGGTCGTCAGGCGCGCATCACCATCGGCAAGGTTTCCGAAGGCATGGACGCGAAGCGCGCGCGACAGACCGTGCTCGAACAGATCAGGCGCACCGATCTGCGAAGCGATACGCCGGCCGTGCGCGTACTGAAACACGAACGCCGTGTCGCCGACCGCAAGACTAACGCGATGCCGACGGTCAGCCAGTACCTCGATGGCGACTATCGTACTTACTGGCTCGGCAGGACGCAGAGCGAAAACCCGGAAACAAACCTGAAAAACATCCGCCGCGACTTCGCTGACCTCATGGACATCCGGCTCGATGAAGTTACCCGTCCGATGATGAAAACGTGGATCGAGAAGCGGATCGCGGCGAAACGCAAGCCGGCCGCGATCAACCGCACGCTCGGCGCGATTGGTGGCCTGTTCTCCCACGCTGTCGAACACGAAAAGATCGATGCGAATCCCTGCGCGAAGCTTCGCCAGAAGGTTGACTCCGAAGAAGCGGACAGGCTCGGCCGCGAACTGAGCGTCGAGGAAGAACAGCGATTGCGGGCAGCGCTCGACGCGCGCGAAGCCGCGATCCGTGACCAGCGCACCGCGCTGGGCCGACCCGACGCGCGCAAGCTGGCGGATCTGCCCGGCGATCATCACGCATACGTCGATTACGTAAAGCCGGCGATCCTGCTCGCGATCAATACCGGCCTGCGGCGCAGCGAACTGATGCGGATGCGCTGGAGCGCCATCGACTGGAAAACGAAAACCGTGACCGTCGAGCCGTGGACGTCCAAAACGAAAAAGCGGCGCACCGTACCGCTGAACGCCGAAGCGCTGCGCGTCCTGCGCGCGTGGCGGCGTCAGACGCGTTTCGAATTCGTGTTCGCCAATGAAGTCGGCGAACGTCAGGAACAGGTACGCGACTGGGTGAAGGTCAGGAAGGCCGCGCAGATCGAGGACTTCCGCTTCATGGATACACGCCACCATACCGCCACGCGGCTGATTAACGAGGGCGCCGGTGCGTACCATGTGCAGAAGCTGCTTGGTCATCGTGATGGCCGGATGACGCAGCGCTACATGAAAGCGCGTGAGGCGATGCTGCATGAAACAGTCGCGATCCTCGACCGGCCGCGTGTCGTGTCGCCGCATGCAGCCTAACCACTCCGCGCTTCCCGATTGCGATGTGGACGGAAACCCCGTTGATCCCTGGTACCCGTGGAATCAGTGCGTCGGGCAGTTCGCCGCGCGACGAACTGCTCGCGGGGGCCAAATTCCGACAATCGGCATGGACCCCGTTCGGCCATGAAGCGACTGTCGCAGCGCCGAACTGAACGGCCGTTGCCGCCAGCTTTTACCGGCCATTTGCACCCAGCGGCTTGACCGCGAATCATTGCCTGTGTATTCACCCATCTACTGCAGGCTCTTCATCAGCTGCCCGCGCAATACGTCAGATATCTGCTGCAAAATGTCCGGAAGCAAAACTTGGGCGTCCAGAGGACCCATCACCGAATATCCCGAACCGGCCTCACCATCGACGACTATCACGACTGCGCACCGAGCCTGAGTCATATGGCGAACGGTGTTACACGCAGCGTCAAACAACCCCGCGGATTCACCATCCGGTACCACCTTTGGTTCAAAGTTGTCGCTCATGATGTCTCGGGCAATGAAAGAGTCTCAAACGCGTCGCGTGCTGGCAAACGTTTATGTTCTCGCAGGTGCTGTGCGACTTCACAATGCGCTGCCAGCGACGACGGTCCGATACGACTTTGAAGTCGTCAGAAAGCTATGGTTGCTGTTGCCATCACGGTCGACGTGCTCGAAAGCCGGTTTTTGCTGGCCACGGTCGGCACCCAACGCAGGGACATGCTGAGCGGCGTCTTGCCGGCGATCTTGGTGTTGTAAGTCACGATCGGCCCCATCGACACGTCGTAACCCCTGAAGCCATTGAGCTTGTCCGCAGTCGGGCCACTATCGCCACCGATCTGCTGCACCGTGCCGACGATCAGTCCGACGCCCACGCCGTTGCCGAAGCGCTTCAACGCCATCACATCTAGCGTGAAAAGCGGTGCGTTCTGATAGTCGGTGGCGGAATTGCGCGTGTAAAACTGGACACCGGCGCTGGCGTCAAATTCCATTCCAAGCGAAGGCACGAGCTTGGTATATGCCACCGTGGGGATAAAGGTCCAGTTATTGAGACTGACGTTCGCGAGATTGCCCGTCTCATACTTGCCGGTCGGCGCCCAGATGTTCAGGCTCAGTGCAATGTGCTCGGTCTGCGAGAAGTGATAACCCGCAATCAGTGGTGTGAAGGTCAGATCGAACAGCCCCGACGCATCCTGATTTACGCTACCGATCCGGTTGCCGATGCCGAGCGACGCGGTCGCGCTTTCCCAAGCATACGGAAGCGTCACGCTCGACGCAAAGTTCCACGGGCCCGGGCCGGTATCCCAGACATGTAGCAACGTCGCAAGCGTGAACGAGATCTGCCCATCTAGCCCCAGTGTGGTTTTTCCGCCTACTGGCACGGGGTGCGACGCGCTGATGGACCCGTCAAAGTAGATTTCGCCCAGGTTCACGTACCAGGCTGGCTCTGGCGGAACGACACCGGCGTCGGGCTGCACGCCGGTACCCGAGATGGGGCGACCCAGCGCGCCCTCGGTGGCATGTAAAGCGAGCGGCATGCCGAGTGCGACGATGAAAGCGGCAGCGCCGAATACACGCTTGAGCATGACGTCTGTCCTCCTGAAGAGCGGTGTTGCTATTCGAGTTTCAAACGCGATGTACCGGGTGAATCGCTGACCGATTTGTATTCCAAATCGTAACCCGTGCGTAACCGGACAGCTAGTGCTGTTGCAAGAAGCTGACGTCCGAGCGGCTTCGCGCCCGGAGCTCGTCTTGGCGACGCGGCGCCTCGTTGCCAATGATCGTGGTTAGTCAATCGCTGCTCAAGCGGTTGGTTCTGACTGGGAACAATGTAAAGCGTGACAATTCTGATCACGCGCCGGCTCCCGAAGGCATGCCTCGGTTGAAAGGGATGGTGGGACTTTGCGGATTGCTCGGCTTTTGAGCGTCCGAAAGGATGCCGGGATCGGCCGTTGATGCTGTATCGCTGAACGTCTCTTGAGGGTCGATCTATGCCAGTCGCATAAAACGGTTCGGTGACAAGTCGATCGGGCCCATCATCGGACTCAGTTCGGCCAACAACGGCCCCTCGTGCCGTGCGTGCAAAGCGGACATTCACTGCGCCCGCGATCCGGGGCCTCTGGCGCTCCCGGATCGTATGCGACTGGCATACACGCCTTTGGATTGATATCTTTTGCCTGCCAATTCTCTATCCACTGATGAAGGTTCCATGTAATCTTTGGAACCAATTCTCAACGGAGCTACCGAATGGCAAACACCGCGCTAGCACTGAAATGGGCATGTCGATGGGCCGCAGCAGGTCTGATCGGGTCAGGGCTCGTTGCCTGCGGTTCATCTCGCACAGCCCCCGATAACGTAGCAAGTGCGAACGTTGCTGGCCCATCCGATGCCAATATCGTGGCAGCCTGGACTTACCTGTATGGTCGGTATCTGGTTCTCCAGCAGGAGAACCACGATATTGACGTCGAGAAGGTTGGCTACAACAGAATCAAATATAACCCGCTAGGCTCGGCCCAGTTCGTTAACCCAAACCTGGACGTCGCCTACCTGGAAGCGTGGTTGGCAGCGGACAAGGATCATGCCGTCATTCTGAACGTGCCGAAAATCAAAGGCCGCTATTACACCGTTGAGCTACTTGATGGATGGGGCGAGGTCATTACAAATATCAACGAGCGAACCTACCCCGATCATCCTTATGGCAAGTTCGCCCTGACTATCAAGGGAACAAATCCGCCGATACCCCCCGGGGCCGTAAAGATCGAACTGCCAGCAGCGAAGACGAAAATGCTGGCGCGTGTCGAGCTGAAGGGATCGCCGAAAGTCGCCATGCGTCTTCAGCACCAGTTCACGGTAGACGCGTCACCCGAGATCGCAATTGACCCGCCGCTTCCGGTGCCTTCCTTTACTCCGGCAGCGCCAATCCAGTCAGATATTTTCGATCAAGTTGATAAAGTCCTGGCCAGCTATCCGGATCCTATGCCGAAGGCGCTGGACTATCGGGCTCAGGCAACAGGTGTTGCGAAATACATGCAGAGCAACGACGCAGCACGTCAGCGGGTAGAGGAAGTGGTCAGGACAAAGGCAGTTCCCGACTTTATGCAAGGTGCCAAAGGCTTCGGCACGCAGAAAGGCGGTTGGTCGGTCACCTATGCCGCTGGTCACTTCGGCGACGACGTGATGGCTCGCGACATCGTAAACTACGGTGGCCTCTGGGCTAACGCTATTAGCGAAGCAATCTACTTCGTCGGACTCGCGGACAGCGAAAAGCAACTTCTCGATGGTAGCAAGACCTATGAGATTCGCTTTCCGAAAGGCGGGAAGCCAGATGCCCACGTGAATGCGTTCTGGTCAGTTACGCTGTACAGCGTGCCGGACTATCGTGTCGTCCCCAACGCCATACACCGCTATAACCTGAACAACCTTTCGCGTTTGCGGGCGAATGCGGACGGGAGCACCAGCATCTGGCTGGGGCCTGAGCGCCCGGAGAACGCTGCGCAAACCAACTGGCTGCCGACTCCCGCCGGGAAGGGCTTCGCGCTGACGTTCCGTGCTTACGTGCCGAAGGAAGACGTTCAGAACGGGGAATGGTTTCCCGCGCCGATAATTGCCGTGAAGTAGCCTTTGTTGAGCAGGCCAATGCGGTTTCCGCAACGCAGGGTTGCTTTGCGCCGCACATTGCCCCTGTTGCCCGCCTGTCCAATTGTCGGCACCGTTTATGTGCCGCTTCGGATTTATCAACTCGAAGAACGGAAGCGCTTATGAAACGACGATTGAGGATGACATGCGAACTGGTCGCGTTACTCGCAATGTCTAGCGCTGCATATGCGCAAACGGCGGCGGACCCCGCCACGAGAAACGCGGTCCCAGTCACCGTCGACAACTTTGTTCGAGCGGAATCGGATACGTATGTCGCCGCGTTAGCCAAGCAAGGCGGCTTAGGCAAACTCCTGCATCGGCGGGAGCCCGCGTCAATTGATGACCAGACGGTCATACGGCTAAATCGTGACACGCTCTATTCGTCCGGCGTGTTTGACCTCGACGCAGGTGCCGTGATAATCGCGATGCCTGACTCTGGCAAGCGTTATATGGCCATGCAGGTGATAAGTGAAGACCACTACGTCCCGGCGGTCTTCTATGGGGCCGGCGTTCACACCTTGACTCGCGAAAATGTTGGGACTCGTTATGTCGTAGTCGGCATAAGAACGCTGGTTGATCCGACCAGCTCCGCTGACATTGAGCGGGTTCATAAACTGCAGGACTCTATCAAGGTGAGCCAGACAGCGCCCGGAAAACTCGAATTGCCAAACTGGGATCCCGTTAGCCAAAAAAAGGTACGTGGTGCGTTACTGGTTCTTGCGTCCACGATTCCAGACTTCAAGAAGGCATTCGGAACAAAAGATGAGGTGGATCCCGTCAGACGGCTCATAGGAGCAGCGGCTGCGTGGGGCGGCAATCCGGACAAGGACGCGACCTACCTCAACTTTACGCCCGCGCAGAACGATGGCAAGACCGTATATCGACTGAACGTAAAGGACGTGCCGGTCGACGCCTTCTGGTCGGTGAGCGTGTATAACGCGCAGGGCTACTTTGAGAAAAATGCTTCGAACGCATACTCATTGAACGACCTCACCGCGAAGAGAAGCAGCGATGGTTCGATTCCGATCCAGTTCGGGGGTTGCGAAAGCAGCGTTCCGAATTGCATACCGACCGTTGCGGGATGGAATTACACCGTGCGACTTTATCGGCCCCGGGCGGAAATATTAAACGGAAGCTGGAGCTTTCCTCAGGCCCAGCCGGTCAACTAAATCGTTGCTTGGAAGCGGACGTTCAACGGGAGGCAAAGGTCCGCTTCGGGTCGAACTGAGCCGGTCGTGGACACCTCAAAAACGAACGCCCCCGTTTTGACGCCGGGGGTGATTTTCGTTCTGCTCGTGCCACCTATTGTTTCGTTGCGTCATCGTGACCCTTGTGGGTCCGCTCGGCCGTCCATTCCTTGATCGCTTCTTCGGTAATGACGCGCTTGCGCGCGCCAATCTCGAACTCGGCCGGGCCGGTACCGTTCGCGCGCATCTTGTAATAGGTCGTCTTGCCGATGCCGAAGCGTTCGCAGAATTCGGCAATCGTCACGTACTTTATGGGTTCGGTAATTTTCGGGTCCATGGTGCTGTACTCCCAGAAGAACATAGCGCCACCGGGCGATCCGCGGCGGCTTACCGATAGGGCTTTGTAGCGGCCCGGTCCTGCGGGGCTGCCTGAGACGATTCTGGTCAGTCCTGCCGATGCTGGTCCGCCGCAGGTCCCGGCCCTCCATCACTCACGCTCCTTCATGTAATGGCGCGGATCATCCGCACGATTGCCACGCCCGCGCCTGTTATCGCCAGTAGCAGTACCGCCACGACGAACAGATAAATCAGCAGTCCGAGCATGCGCGCAGCGGGTGTCACGCGCCGGCGCGGCACGGGGTCATTCATCGTCGTTCCCGTCGCTACCGGATTCGCCCGGAAGGTCGAGCGCGGCCAGCGTACCTTTGACTTCATGCAGCCGCAGCACACCCAGCAACTGCGCACCTTCGGCTTCATCGGGAAATACACGCACGCGTAGCGTGTAGGTCACGCGAGCGCCTTCCTTCGGCAGCAGGTCCAGCCGCGTGAGCTTCGCGTCGGGAAACAGCATTGCGTCTTTCTTCCGGCCGCCAAGCAGGAAGCCGAGCGCGACCGGCTGCGAATCCAATTTCCAGCGGAGCGTGCCCAGTTGCGGATTGCGCACGTGCGGCCGGTGGTCGGGGCTTACAAGGTCCTGCGTGTCGTCCGCATAGAACAGTGAATGGCGCAGCGTATCTGACAGGTCATCGAGCGTATCGTTATCCATCTCGACTTCGACCTTCAGGTCAGCCGCGGTTATTTCACCCTCGCCATGAAATTCGGTGCCTATCGAAATGTGCAGCAGGCGCACCGGAATATTTTCAAAATTCAGCATGTCGGTTCTCCATATCGCCGAATGCCTCGCGGTCACTGACCGTCAAACTCTGCGGCACGTCGCGAGAAAATCTGTTCAAGTTCGGTACGCTGGTTGCCGTCCACCACGCTCCTGATCAGATCGGCTGCTACCGATAGCGCGTCCGACTCCTTCGCGGCGTTTAGCCGGTCCGCTACCTCGGCATAGGTCATTACGGGCGGGTCATCGGCGGGCGCTGTTTCACTGGCAGCCTTCGCCGTTTTCGATGCCTGCAACTTGTCCGCATACGCGCGGCGCGCGGTTTCCTTGTCCGCATCACTGGCGAGGCGCGTCGCCATCTCGCCGGCCGCGGTAAGTGCGGCTGCATCGCACGCGTCCTGGATCGCGCGCAGCACATCGGCCAGCTTCGGCGGCTGATTTTTCTTCATGCGCTGCTTGATCTCGTCAGCGCGTGAAGCCGGGGGCGATGCGCCGGTCTGCTGCGCGCGCGGCACTTCCTGCGCCGCGCCCATATCCCGCATCGCTTCGCCGGCCTGATGTTCCTCGGGCGTATAGACGCCCAGCAGCACATCGGGCGTATGACGCCGCGCCCACTTGCGGATCGCGAGGTAGCCGATCTGCTGCTGCGGATCGGTGGCCCACTGCGTGGAGAATCGCGGCCACGCCTGCGCCATCATCACGGTCACTTCGCGCGGCGTGGCTTCACCGATGATGGTGGCGCGCACGATCACGCCGAGCCCTTCCTCGTCTTTCTGCGTGTAGGTCGCCACGTAGTACTTGCCGCCAGACTTTTCCGACTTGCGCTCCTCGATCTTGCCCAGCACCTTCGGCCAGTCGCCCAGATATTCATAGACCGGGCGGCCAGTGATCGGCGCGTTTGTTGAGACCACTGCCGAGATCAGCTGCGCTTCGTAGCCGAGTGCGCCGCCCTGCGTAATATGCGTTTTCTGCGCGACCGCGAACGGGTCCATCCGCCAGCGATGTGACTGCGTGATCAGCGCGAAGCAGTTTCCCGGCTTGCCCCGGAAGTGCTCGGGCAGAACCGTGGCGCTCGCCATTACGTGCGCGAGCCGTTCGAAGCGGTCGAACAGGTCCGGTGACAGGTCGAAGTCGAAGTGCGGCGCGACCGGTACGACTTCGCCCGCGTGCTGGAGGGGTGCGTTCATTGTTTCGACTCCCTTGGTTTGGCATGTCTGAAATCGATGTACTGGCACGGCTCGACCGCGTAGCCTTTACGCTCGACAGTCTTGCGGCGGTACTCGGTCCCATCGGAAAGACGGCCGACCGCCGCACCGCCCATCAGATGCAACAGATGCGCGGTCGCGCCATCCTTCGTGGCTTCATACGCTTTCGCCTCGAGATCAGCCTCGATGCGTACGCGATGCCAGTGCATCGCTTCATCGGGCAGATCGATGACCGCGCCACTGGTGCCGGGATACAGCTGGCGTGCGAGCCGTAGCGCAGTGGGATGCGCATAGTCGAAGTCCGGGGGCGTATTCGTTTCGACGCATTGCCAGAAACCCGCTTCCTGATCGATCAGCTGTTCGATCAGTTCTTCATCGCGTTCGATGGTGTAGGTCTGCTGGCGATTGCCGCCGATACAGACCGCAAGATGAAACAGGTCAAAGCCGGTCACGGCCAGATAGTGCGTGACCTGTAAAAAATATTCGACCGGAATTTCATCGGAACCCGGCTCGCCCCATTCGCCAGCACGATAGGCGAACACGTCAACGTTCTTGCATTCCAGTCCGACGCGCTGACCCTCCACCACCCGATCCAGATTTGCCAGCATCCACGGATACTGCTCATGCCGCAGGATCGTATTCCGGCGCCGTACGCGTACACCATGCGTTTCCGCATAACGTGACGCGATAACGTTCTCCATGATCCTGCCGAACGTCATGCGCTCGGTCTCGGGTAGTTCCCCGGCGATCAGTCCGGTTTTCTCTGCCCACAACTCGTAAGGCGTACAGTACATACTCTGACCCACTGCAGCCGCCGCGTCACTTCCGCCGATGCCTTTTCTTCGTTCGGCCAACCACGTTGCGCGATCCACTATGTTTTCTCCCTGAAGCCTGTCCTCTACTGCCGCTGTCGCTTCCCACGCCGTGCAATAAGCCGCCACACGGTCTGGCGCGCGTCGCATAGGGCGTGCTGAACCACGGAATTGTTCAAGGTAGTTATTAGCCTTCGGCGGCGCGGCCAGCAGATCGGCCGCCGAATGGCAGTTCCCGATAACGATGCGCACGATCTAGCTGAACGCGTCAACGATATCGACGCGCCCGGACCGGCGCGCCGCAATACCGATCTGAACGCGCGGTTCGCTATAGCGCAGTCGCATCATCAACCATTGCCTGCGCAACGAACGCGGCAGCGTACGCAATATACGGCGATAACTCATTATTGAACGCTCTTTAAATCGATACATAACGGAGCTCCGTTAATGTTGGCTATTTGTAAACTCCGTGATTTGCACCGGTCATTCCAGTTTCAAACGGATATAGAAAATCCGTGCTGCGCTGAATTCAGCAGCCTTATAAGCTAGCGAGGAATGGCTTGATCGTAGTGCCGCGATTTCCGTTTGACAAACGGTTTCTATATGCGAAAAACGGGGAGCCATTGAGATGCTGTATTGCAGCATGCACCAGAGTGATATTACTTTGTCGGCTTAATACTGCCTTAAGTTATATGGTCGAAAGGGTTGCGCCCCGCTTGCAACCTGAACGACGGTGTCCCAGATAGTGCCGAAATAACATAGATTTTACGGTGGCGGATAGTGGTAAACACTATGTACATTATTCCGCGTCGCAATAATTTCGACCCATTCAAAATATCATGCTGGGATAAACCCGATGAGTGTTATTACCTATTTTACGGTTTGTGCAACACGGAAATGCGGCAGAAATTGTGCAGCGACGAACGACAGTGAACGCTAATGGACCGAGTCGAACTGAAACGAACTGAAGCGGAAGGTTCCATCGCATTTTATTTTATTTTTTTGCGGGTGGAATAAGCGCCCATCGAGCTTTGCAAATTCCAGAACGATTGAAACGCGTGTAAATCCCGGCTAGTGTTTTTACTCACCCGGAGAGGACAGCCATGGGACGACCGCGTGTAACTCCGAATATGCTCACGCTGGTTCGCGAGCATGGCATGGTGGCGTTCGAACTCGCGATCATGATCGCGGGCAACCAGACGCGGCTGGCCGAACGCATCGGCACCAATCCACAGAAGGTCAGCAACTGGAAGCTGCGCGACCAGGCGGTGCCGGTGGAATGGGTACCGGCCGTTGTGGCCGCGTCAGCGCATCCGATGATCACACCCTATTCGTTGCGTCCCGACATGACGAAATTCTGGGACGTGCTCGCGCCGCAGCTGGCCCAGTGCTCAACCGCCGCCGCCTGGCGTTCGCCGCTCACACGTGGAGACTTCAACGCCGCCGCGAAACCCTACCGTACGCCGGCCGGCGAAGCGCCAGACACCAGCACGCCTGCCAGCAGCAGGACACGCCAGCAGGTTTCAGTATGACCGCCGCGGCTGAGCGGATCGTCGCGTCTGACGGCCGCAGCTATCCGCGCGACAAGGCTGCGCATCGTAGCGCGATCCGCGAAGCCATCCGGCAGGACCCAAAGCAGACCAATACGGCCATCGCACAACGGCTGCACGCGTCGCGCGATCTTGTGATTGAAGAACGCAAGGCGCTGGCGGGTCTGGCCATCACGGCACGTTATGACAGCATGTGCCGTGCGATTGCCGAGTGCGCTGCGGTCGATGAAATCAAGGATGTGAGGGACAAGGCGCTTGCGCTCGAAGTCTATGCACGACAGGCACAGAACTTCGAAGCGGAACGTACCGCGCAGGAAATTCGTGTACGTGCCGAACTGCGGGCCGGTGAACTGCTTAAAGCAACGACGAAGCAGGCAGGCGCGCGCGGTACCGGCAGCAACCAGTATCGCCAGGTGGAGTCATCTAACGAGACTCCACCTAAACAACTGGCCGACTTCGGCATCACGAAAAACCAGTCATCACAGTGGCAACAGCTTGCCAACGTACCGAAAGAGATTTTCGAGGAAGCGGTCGCGGACAAAAGCGAACCGCTTTCTGCTGTTCGCATCATTGAACGTCATCAGGCAGCAACTCAACCAGCGCCGGTACCTGCTGAGCCAGTCAGGAGAGCGGACAGGAACGCGATACACCTATGGGGTGAGCTTCGCGACTTCGTTGCCTTTCTCGAAGCGCATGACATGACCGCCATCATGGAAGTCATGCCGCCTTATCTGCTCGATGACGTATTGCGCAACGCACCGCTTGTCGTCAGGCATCTTTCACTGATCGGAGCCAGAAATGAGTGAGCACTCCGACGTGTTTGATCTGCTCGATACGGTGGTCGGTGACATGAAGCGTCGCCGTGAACCGTCCGTCAATCCGAACGGTATCGGTGACAAGCTTGCGGGGCTGCTCGACCCCGCCAGACGGGCTACGCACCTCGGCGCCTATGCCCAGCGGATGCAGTGTCGCGCATGGGCGCGTGAATACATGCGTACCCGTGAGCAGGATGAAAAGGCAGCGCGTGAAGCCGCCCTGAAGCAGGAGCAAAGCGAATTCGAACTTGAGCCTTACTGTCCGACCGGCAAGCGCGACGAATGGGTCCTGCGTGAAGAAATGACGCTCGATGAACGGTGGGCTTTTTCTGCTTTGTTAGGTAGCGAGATCGTAACGAAAACCGAGCACAAGCGTGTCTTCGATGCCGAGACCCAGAAACTGATCAACAAAGAATATTTCGATGACAAGGGACGGCCGAAGAACTCACGCCGCAACTTCGATGAAGCGGCATAACCGGAGAACAGTCATGACTGAATTCATCGCCGTACGTATCGACCCATCGCCTTTCCTGCGCTCGCTGATCGAGTGCGTGAACGCGCTCGACAGGGTCGATAAGCCAATGATCGATTCGCTCAAATGGGCCGCGATGGTCTGGCGCGGGCAGCATGCCGAAATGATGGCTCGCAACCTGATGCGCGTGCGCCCGCTGCCATGTACGAACGAGTAATGGGGGCCACTATGGCGCGTCAGCGCACCATCGCGCCGGGCTTCTTTTCGAACGAGCACCTGGCGTCAATACACCCCATGGGGCGTCTCCTGTTCGCCGGTTTGTGGTGTCTCGCGGATCGCGAGGGACGTCTGGAGGATCGTCCGGCACGCATCCGCGCCGAACTCTTTCCTTACGAAAGCTTCGACGCGGACGTATTGCTCGCTGAACTCGACATGAAAGGTTTTATCCATCGCTATGCCGTGGAAGGCGCGCCGTATATAGAGATTGTGATGTGGCGCAAGTACCAGCATCCCCATCCGCGCGAAGTCAGAAGCACGATCCCTACCTGCACCGACTGTAAGGGAAGCCATTGCCTAGGACAGACCAGGGACACGCCTAGGTCAGACCCGGGCAATGCCAAGGACACGCCTAGCCCGTCAGGGTCTTCAGGGTCTTCAGGGTCTTCAGGACCTTCAGGACCTTCAGGACCTTCAGGACCTTCAGGACCTTCAGGGTCTTCCAACCCCTCCTTGCGTTCGACCTCAGCGGTTGGGTTAGGTCGTAGCGCGCGCGAAAAAAGCGATTCGCGCGCCGCGCGCCTTTCCGACACCTGGCGACTCCCCGGCGAATGGGGTCAGTGGGCAATACGCGAACTCGGCTGGACCGAACAGCGGGTGCGGCACGTCGCGGCGATGTTTGCGGATCACTGGCACGCGAAAGGCGGGGCGAATGCCTGCAAGCTCGACTGGCTTGCGACGTGGCGCAACTGGTGCCGGCGCGAGGACGGCGAATTCGGTCCACGCAGAGCCGTACCCGTCGCGCCCGAAAAGCAGCGGCATGCCCGTTCGCTCACCGGATACGAATCATCGCCTGAAGGTCCGATCTACGAAGCATCTCCCGAGGAGGTTCGCCATGTTGGCCCCAAGCACTGAAACGCGCGGCGAGTGGCTGTTCCGGAAAATGGCTTTGCTGTACGGCTCGAAATTCACTTCGCTATGGGCGGACGTCGATCCCGAGGAAGTCAAAGCCGAGTGGTCCATCGCGCTACGAGGCATGTCGCGCGAGAACCTGCAACGCGGTGTGAGCGCGCTTTACCACACGCGCTACTGCCCGACGCTGCCCGAGTTTCTTTCGCTGTGCGAGCCACCGCAACCGCTCCCGCTCGCGCACCAGTACCGCATCGAGGACGCTGTCGAACTCACCGACAGCCCGACCGCACGCGCGAAGCTCGCCAGCATCGCCGGCACAATCGGCCACACCCACCACCCGGGCATCGAGTGGGCGCGGCGCATTGTCGATGCCTCGAAACACGAAGCCGTACCCGCGATGAAGCTCGCGATGGCCCGCGAAGCGATCCGCAAGTGGGAAACGTTCAACACGCCCATCGACCGTGAACCCGGCTGCGATGATGAAGTTGTGGACGCAACGAACTGAGCGAGACACATCATGCCAAGTTTCGAAACCGACTTTCGTACCCGTGCCGAACAGCTGCTGCTCTCCGCATTGCTGAAAGACAACGGCTGCGCGCGCCACATCGACCGCATGCGTATCGCACCACGTGATTTTTCGCATGACCTCAACGGGCAGATTTTCCGGCACTGGGTCAGACTCATGGCGATGGACAGACCGGCTGACGTTAGCTCGGTCTATGAGTCGATGCAGCGCCATCGTGTGATGCCACGCGCTGACGTGCTCACGTATCTCACAGCACTCGGTCATCTGCCCTCGCGTCCCTGCAACGCGGGCTATTACGCATGCTCGATGCTTGGCCCACGGCTGGCGCAGGAGTCGCCGTGAAAATCGAATTCACGATCCTTGGCGAACCTGCCTCGAAAGCGAACTCGCGCGAGATTGGCGTGATCCGCAAACGTGGTGATGACGGCAAGCTGTACACGCGGCCGATCTCGCGCAAAAGCGACAAGGCGCTCGCATACGAACGCAGCGCGCTGAAACAGATTCCGCCGAAAGCACGCGTGCAACTCACCGGGCCCGTCCGCGTGATCCTGAAAATCTTCTATGCGAGTGAACGCCCCGACCTTGATGAGTCGGTTGTGCTTGACGTGCTACAGGATCGCTCGCGCACCGTTGAGGTCGGACGCCGCAAGTTCCGCCAGCTGGTGCAGGCCGGCGTCTATCGCAATGACCGTCAGGTGCGCCAGAAATTCATTTTTCACGGCATCGACCGTGCGAATCCACGGACCGAGGTAATCGTTGAACCGTTGCACGCGCAACAGATCGCGCTCGCCCTCGACGGCCCTATATTCGATCCGTTCGAGGTCATCGCATGAACCAGCACCTTTCCGCTCACGCGCTCGCCATGCGTCAGCACCTTGCCCACGACAACGCACGACTGCGCGAAGCACTCGCGCTGATCGCCGATATCGCCGAAGGCTCGACGACCGCGAACAGCCTGCCGAATATCGCGCGGCTCGCTCGCGCTGCGCTCGTTTCCGCGGTTCGCGAAAACCATGCGCTGCGCCATCCTCACAAAGGCGAAGGAGTCAAATCATGACCGAACTCCAGCCACTCGCGGAGTCGTACGCCATGCATCGCTGTCCATGGCCCGGCTGCGGCGAAACGCTGCCTGGCACGCTGTGGGGTTGCCGCGCCCACTGGCACGCGCTGCCGAATAACCTGCGGTCATGGATCGGTCGGGCGTATCGCCAGGGCATCGAGGCCGGCACGCATCCCAGCGCCAGCTATTGTGCGGCGCATCGCGCCGCGCTTCAGTTCATTGCCACGGAACCCGGTGAACATTGCGGCGCCGTTGGGCCGACCGCTGTGCTGAGGCAGACGCCATCTGCGAACTCAATCGAACTCAAGCGAACTGGGGCGAACGCTATTGTTCGATTGTTTGCATGAAGCTTGAAAACCATCGCACCCATGGCCTAGAATCGGTTCGTGTGGTCAGGGATTGAGGCAGCACGACAAACCCGATCCCCGACATCTGAACGCTTGCGCAAGCTGCAGTAACGGGCCCGCAACCCGGTCTCCCAAGGCCGAGTTGCGGGCCTTTTGTTTCTGGAGTCCGACATGCCCGGTCGATGGTCGCATCTGTACAACACGCCACGCTGGCGGAAGCTGCGCGCGTCGCACCTGCATGCGCACCCGTGCTGCGTGATGTGCATGGAACAGGGACACGTGACCGACGCATCGATAGTCGATCATCGCCGTCCGCATCGGGGCGACGCCCGGCTGTTCTTCGATCCCGACAACCTGCAGTCGCTGTGCAAGCCGCACCACGACTCGACCAAGCAATGGGAGGAACGTCGAGGAGTCGAGGCCGGGTGCGATGCCGATGGCAATCCGCTCGACGCGTGTCATCCATGGAACCGCAAAACCGTAGGACACCGATGAAATTCGGACCATCACCGCCACGCAACCACAACTCCCACAGCGTGTCCGGAATAGCGTGCCGCTGCGAGCATAGCGACCGCGCGGCGCCAGCGTCGCGTGGACCGATCTGGCTCTCCCCGGACCGAAAGGCGGGTGCCATGGGGCGGGGGAAAACCCCGGAACGTTCTGGTTCGACACCCCGCGCAATGGTTCATTTTTATGGCCGCACTTTAACGATAGGGGCTCGCAATGACTCGCCCGGGTAGCGCCACGCGCCGCGCCGAACAGCCGACGCCTGCCGACGCTCGCCAACTGCCGGCGAATGCCGACGCCAACGGCGGGAAAGCGGAGGTTGCGCGTCCCGCCGAATGGCCCGCCGACGCGATAGAGCGCCGGCCGCTCGACACGTTGATCCCGTACGCGAAGAACGCGCGGCTGCACAGCGACGCGCAGATCGCGCAGATCGCGGCATCGATGCGCGAGTGGGGATGGACCGCGCCGATCCTCGTCAGCGATGACGGCACGATCATCGCCGGGCACGGTCGTGTGATGGCCGCGCGAAAGCTCGGTCTCGACGCTGCGCCGGTGATGGTCGCGCGCGGATGGAGTCCCGGCAAGATTGCGGCCTACGTGATCGCGGATAACCGGCTCGCGGAAAACGCGGCGTGGGACCGCGATATGTTGGGCGCTGAACTCGCCTCGCTACAGGGCGCTTTCGACCTCTCCCTGACCGGCTTCTCGACAGGCGAGATCGACGCGCTGTGCGTGATCGAACTGCCTGACCTCGGCGTCGAGTACGACGAGAACGCGGCGAACGGCGTGAAGTACGTCACGTGTCCGAAGTGCGGCCACGAATTCCCCCGGTGAGGTCGAACGTTATGAGCTATACCCATCGACTCGAAGCCGCATGGCGCGATCACCTCGCACCGCGAAGCGATGACGCGCCGACGGCCGTCTCGCTGTTCGCCGGCTGCGGCGGGTCATCGCTCGGCTACTCGATGGCGGGCTATGACGAACGGCTCGCGGTCGAGTGGAACGAAAAACAGGGGGCGTCGTTCGCGGCCAACTTCGCGCATGTGCCGCTCTACCCCGGTGACGTGGCCGGGCTTGCCGACGATGACGCGCTGCGCCGTGCGCGTCTGGCGCCGGGGGAGCTCGATGTACTCGACGGCTCGCCGCCGTGTCAGGGCTTCTCGCTCGCGGGCGCGCGCCAGTTCGGTGACGGCCGCAACCAGCTGTTCCTTGAGTACGTACGGCTGCTGAATGCGTTCCGCCCGCGTGCGTTCGTGATGGAGAACGTACGCGGGATGGTAATCGGCAAGATGCGGCTGATCTTCGCGGACATTCTGCGCGAACTGAAAGCGGCCGGTTATCACGTGTCGGCGCGTGTGCTGGTCGCGGGCTATTACGGCGTGCCGCAGATGCGCCCGCGGATGATCTTCATCGGCATCCGTGACGATCTCGCGGCGGCCGGTATCGAGCCGTCGCACCCTGCGCCGCGATCGTGGCCCGCATCCGTACGTGAAGCGTGGCACGGCGTGGCCAACACCGATGACGAATGCGCGGCCGCTCGTTTCGTTCCGGGCCGTCTGGTCGACAAACTGCTGTACCGGATGAAGCCCGGCGAGTACGGCGACCAGTACCACCCGAACAGGCAACTTTACGGCCTGTACCGGCTCGACCCTGACAGGCCATCGCCGACGATCCTGCGCAACGGTGGCGTGGGCGGTGCGTGCGAAGCGTGTCACCCGAGCGAGCATCGGCGCATCACCATCGCCGAGGCCAAACGGCTCGGCTCGTTCCCCGATGAATTCATCCTGTGCGGCACGTTCGAGGAACGCTGGGCCGCGATAGGCAACTGCGTGCCGCCGCTGTTCATGCGGGCGATTGCGGCGCACGTGCGGACCCTGCTCGCACAGCACCAACCGCAGTTTCAGAAACCGGAGGCAGAGCGCGCCGCATAGGGACGAACCCGAGCGGCTACGCGCCTGGAATGTCATGGCTGGACGACCTAAACCAACAGCGTTACGCGTCATCGAAGGCAACCGGGGCAAGCGCCCGCTGCCGAAGCACGAACCGAAGCCGCGTCTGGGCATCCCGGTACCGCCCGCGCATCTTGATGCGTGTGCGATTGCCGAGTGGAACCGGATCGCGCCCGAACTAGAAGCGATCGGCCTGCTCGCGACCATCGACGGCGCGACGCTCGCCGCTTACTGCCAGTGCGTCTCGCGCTGGATGCAGGCCGAGGAAGCCATCGCCCGCATGAAGGCACGTGACAGGCTGACGTGCGGCCTCATGATCAAGACCAGCAATGGGAACGCGATCCAGAATCCGCTGGTTGGCACCGCCAACCGCGCGATGATGATGGCGATCCGTTTTGCTTCCGAGTTTGGAATGAGCCCCGCCGCGCGCGCAAGGCTTGCCGCAATGCCACTCGATGGTGGCAACCATGGCGACGCAAAAGAAAAAAGCTACTTCTGATCCTGTCACGCTCTACGCGTCGGGCGTGGTCGCGGGTAAGACCGTGGCCGGTCCCGATGTTCGCGCCGCGTGCCGGCGACACCTCGATGACCTGAAGTTTGGGCCCGGCCGGGGCCTCGCGTGGGACCTCGCGGCCGCGCTGCGCGCGATCAGTTTTTTCGCTGACGTGCTGTGTCTGAACGGTGGCGAATTCGAGGGCGTACCGTTCCGCCTGCTGCCGTGGCAGGCGTTCATTGTCGGTTCGCTGTTCGGCTGGAAACGCGTGGACGACTCGCGCCGTTTCCGTGAGGCGTACGTCGAGGGCGGCAAGGGCTGCGGCAAGTCGCCGCTCGCCGCAGGCATTGGCCTGTACATGCTGATGGCCGATGACGAATCACGTGCCGAGGTGTACGCGGCCGCCACGCGCCGCGATCAGGCGATGGTGCTGTTTCGCGATGCCGTGGCGATGGTCGATCTCTCGCCCGAACTGACCTCGCGCCTCGTCAAGTCGGGACGCGCCGAGCGCTGCTACAACCTCGCGTATCTGAAGCGCGGCTCTTTCTTCCGGCCGATTGCGAGCGACAAGGACGGCCAGAGCGGACCGCGCCCACACTGCGCGCTAATCGATGAAGTCCACGAACACCGGGACCGCACGGTGATCGACATCATGCAGGCCGGCAAGAAGGGTCGCCGCCAGCCGCTGATTTTCATGATCACCAATTCCGGTTTCGACCGTACCTCGTTGTGCTATGAAAAGCACGACTACGGGACCAAGGTCGCCGCGCAGCAGCTGGAGGATGACGCATATTTCGCCTTCATCTGTTCGCTCGACGAAAACGACGATCCCTTCGAAAGCGAAAAGTGCTGGGTCAAGGCCAATCCGTCGCTCGGTCAGACCATCCAGAAAAGCTACCTCGAGGAACAGGTACGCCAGGCGCGCGGCATGCCCTCGCTCGAATCGACCGTGCGCCGGCTCAATTTCTGCCAGTGGGTGGACGCGGCCGATCCGTGGATCGATGGCGACCTGTGGCGTGCGTGCGAAACCGACGAACTGGTGCTCGAGGATTTTGCCGACTCGACCATTTACGGCGGGCTCGACCTGTCGGGTACGCGCGACCTGACCGCACTCGCGGGCGCGCGCCGCAATGAGGACGACTCATGCGATGCGTTCGTGAATTTCTTCACGCCGGCCGACACCATGACCGAGCGCGACCGCAAGGAAAAAACCCATTACGCCGAATGGTCGCGCGATGGCTACATGATCGCCACGCCGGGGCGTGCGGTCGATTACGGCACGGTGGTCGAACGCCTTCAGGAACTGATGGCGATCATGACTTTCGAGGGTGTCGCCTACGACCCGTACCGCATCAAGTACATGGAGGCCGAACTCGATCAGGCGGGCGTACAGGTTCCGCTGATCCCCCACGCGCAGGGCTTCGCGAAGTCGGGCGAGTCCGGTCTGTGGATGTGCCGCTCGATAGAACTCACCGAAAAACTGGTGCTCGACGGAAAGCTGCGCGTCGTGTTCAACCCCTGCCTTCGCTGGAACAGCGCGAGTGCCGTGATTGAAGCCGATTCCAAGGCCAACCGCATCTTCACCAAGCGCAAGTCCACCGGCCGCATCGACGGGCTGGTCGCGCTGGTGATGGCAATCGGCTACGCGTTCAATGAAGCTGTCGAGGAAAACCTCGACGACTTCCTGAACCATCCGCTGTTTGCGTGACGGGAGCGACCATGGCCGACATACGGAACAACTCGGCGCAACGGTGGATGGAGCTATCGCTCACCGATCCGGTCGGCTGGGCACCGCGCGCCTTTAACCAGGCGCTGACGTGGCTGGGCGGCTGGCTCGGTGGTGGCAACGTCGATGAACCGGGCGCGCAGATCAACAGTCCGGACGGCGAGTCATACGGCGGCGCTGATGATACGCGCGCGCTCCAGGTCTCAACCGTCTGGGCGTGCATCCGGCTGATCACCGAAACCATCGGTACGCTGAGTGTGAACGTATACGAGCGGACCGCGACCGGCCGCAACCTTGTGCGCTCGCATCCGCTGAACTATGTTCTAAACGTCGCGCCCAACGACCGCATGACCAATGTCGAGCTTCTCGAATCGTGGGGCATGAATCTCGCCATTGATGGCAACTGCTACAACCGCGTGATCCGCGATGGCAAGGGCGACTGCATCGCGCTGATCCCGCGCGCGTCGCAACAGATGGAGATCATCGAGAAAGCGGATGCGAGCTACACGTACCTGTATGCGTTCAATGGCGAACGCATCCGCTACACGCCCGAACAGATCCTGCAATCGCGTCTGATGGGCAACGGCCTGAAGGGCCTGTCTCCGCTTGGCTATGCGCGCCGCGCGATTGCCAACTCGCTGGCGCTCAGCGATAACGCGCTGCGCTTCAACATGAAGGGCGGCAAGCCGGCCGGCGTGCTGATGATCGACCACGTGCTCAAGCCCGAGCAACGCGAAGCCGTGCGCAACAATTTCGCAGACCTCGAAGCGGGCGGAACGGCTGCCTCCCGTCTGTTCGTGCTCGAAGCGGGCATGCAGTACCAGCAGCTTTCGATCTCGCCGGCCGATGCCGAGATGCTGGGCCAGATGAATTTCGGTGTTGACGATATCTGCCGCGTGTTCCGCGTGCCGTCGTTCATGGTCAACAGCAATGAAAAGAGCACGTCATTCGGGACCGGCATCGAAACCATGAGTCTCGGCTATCTGCGCTACACGGTGCAGCCCTACGTGACCCGGCTCGAAAGCTCGATGAATCGCTGGCTGCTTAAGCCCTCGGAGCGTGAGCGCTATTACGTCGAGTTCAATCTCGAAAGCCTCCTGCGTGCAGATAGCGCGGGGCGTGCCTCGTATTACTCAACGATGGTGCAGAACGGACTCATGAGCCGCAACGAAGTGCGCACCAAGGAAAACCTCGACATGCGCGACGGTGCCGACGATCTGACCGTGCAGCTGAACCTCACGCCATTGCAGGACCTGCCGAAAGTCGCCGCGCAGGGTAACGCGCAACAGGGCATGAAAGTGCCATCCGCCCCGATCAAGGAGTGACGCCATGAGCCGCAAAACTTTCGGGGACCTCGCGCACGGCGCGGTCATCAACACGATGGAAGTGAAGTTCGACAGCACGCGTCAGGGCAACTTCGAGGGCTACGCATCGGTGTTCAACAACATCGATTCGTGGGGCGATATTGTGCTGCCCGGTGCGTTCGATGACACGTTGGGCAAGAAAGACCAGGTGCCGATGCTGTTCAACCACTTCATGGACAACCTGATCGGCCGCGCAACCGACATGAAAGAGGACGATATCGGCCTCCAGTTTCACGGCCGCCTCACGCCTGGCGCGTCGATGGCGAATGACGTGTACCAGCACATGAAAGCGCAGGCGCTCGATGGTGTATCGATTGGCTATCGCGTGCAGCCCGGCGGCGCAGACATGGACGGCAAGGTCCGCAAGCTCTCGCGCCTCGATCTGCTGGAAATCTCGATGGTGATCGCGCCAGCCAACAGGCTCGCGCGCGCCGACCTCGGTTCACTAAAAGCCGACTTCGACCCTGAGGACATGAAATCCCTTGCAGACGTGGAGGCCATCCTGCGTGACGCAGGCATGACCCGCGTCGAAGCCAAGTCGATGCTCGCACGGGTGCGCGAGATCGTTCTGCGTGATGCAGACAAAGGTGATGACAGCGCCAGTGATGTGAAAACGGAAGCGGATCAGGCGGTAGCACTCGCTACGTTCATCCGCGACTTCAAGACAGCCTAGGAGCGTTCATCATGGACATGACTGAAATCAGGCGCGCACTCGAAGAAACGTTCTGCGCGGTGAAGGATGCGCAGAGCAAGACCGCCGAGGAGATCCGCGCCGAACTGAAGGCGCTGGCCGACCGGGTTGCGGGCCAGGACGTCAGCCTGATCGACCTCGGCCAGAAACTCGCCGGTCTGTCGGAAAACGGCCGTCAGGAAACCAGGGCCGAAACCATCGGCGAATACTTCGTGAAGTCCGATGCATTCAGGGGCATTCAGGGCGGCAACAGCAATTCGGCCCGCGCACGCGTCACGCTCGACGGCGAACAGCTGAAGGCCGTCGCGCCGATCTATGAGACGATCAACCCGAACCAGTATCCCGTCGCCGCACAGCAGCTGCCCACGATCCGCGGGCCCGGTGTCAATTCGGTGTGGGTGCGCGACATGCTTCCGCAGGGCCAGACGTCCTCGAACATGATCGAGTACCCGCAGGAAAAGGCCGCGCAACTGAACGCCGACTACCAGATCGAGGGACAGCTGAAGGCACAGAGCGACCTGTCGTTCGAGATGAAGCAGGCTCCCATCGTCACGCTGGCGCACTGGATTCTCGCATCACGTCAGGTACTCGATGACGTCCCGCAGCTTCAGAGCTACATCAACACGCGGATGATCTACGGTCTGCGCATGAAAGAGGACGCTGAAATTCTGGCGGGCGATGGCGCGGCGAGTCACATCGCCGGTCTGATCACCCAGGCATCGGTCTATAACCCGGCCGACGCCACGTGGAACACGGCCGATAACGTGCGGATGATGATGGCGCAGATTCAGGCGCAGTTCTACCAGCCGACGATGGCCGTGCTTAATCCGCTGGACTGGGCCGCGCTGCAACTACTGAAGGATGGCAACGGCGCGTATCTGTTCGGCTCGCCGCTCGCGCCGGTCTCGCCGCGTCTGTGGAATCTCGATGTTGCCTCGACCTACGCGATGCCGCAGGGTAACGCGCTGGTGGGCGACGGCCGTCAGGCGATGGTGTGGGACCGTCAGGCACTCACTGTCGAGGTGTCGCGCGAAGACTCGGACAACTTCCGCCGCAACATGGTGACGATCCTTGTCGAGGAACGGCTCGGGCTGTCGGTGTTCGCCCAAGGCGCGTTCGCGTATGGTCCGCTTGCCAAAGCGGCTGCGCCGGGTGCCACCAAAACCAAAACGGCCGCCTGAGGGTCACGCGATGAACAGGCCCGAAATCAGGCATGTAGCCATGCCCGAACCGGTTTCGCTGGAACTGGCGAAACAGCATTGCCGTGTCGATGGCGACATGGATGACGACCTGTTCAATACCGTCTATATCCCGGCCGCGCGCCAGAGCGCCGAGGAATATACGGGGCTGATTATCCTCGCGCAGCCCACGCTCGCGTGGATCGCCGCGGGACTCTGCACGCCGCACGCGATCCCGTTGCCGCACACGCCCGTCTCCGATGTGCAGGGCGTGACCGCACTCGACCGTGCCGGCACAAAGACCGTGCTCGACCCCGACGCTTACGGCATGAGCATCGCCTATCGCAAGATGCGCGCCGTTCTCATGAGCGAGGTCGCGCTACCGGACGCGACCGAATACGAAGTCGCGTACACAGCGGGCTTCACTGACGGTACGTGCCCACCCAATCTGCTGCTCGCGATCCTGCTGCTGATCGGGGACGCCTACGAGAACCGCGAAGCGCAGCAGAGCGGCACATCGGTGCAGAACAATCCGCGCGCGGTCGCGCTGCTCGATCCGTTCCGGATCACGTTCGGAGTCTGATCGTGCAGGCCGGCCGACTCCGCTACCGCCTGCGCTTCGAGAAGCCGGTACGCATCCGCGATGAATCGGGCGAGGTGATCGTCGACCAGTGGGTCGAGGCGTTCACCGTATGGGGCGCGGTGGAGCCGCTGACCGGGCGCGAGTATCTGACGTCGGCCGAGTTCCGTCCAGGCGTTTCCACGCGCATCCGGGTGCGCTGGCGTGACGATCTCGACGCGTCGCTGCGCGTGCTGCACGCCGGCGTCGTCTATGACATCCAGGCGGTGCTGCCGGTCATGGGTCTGCACCAGGAAGCGCTGCTGATGTGCGGCTCCGGCATCGTGACCGAAGGAGGCCAGCCATGATCAGGATCGAATCCGTCAAGGGACTGGCCGAACTCGACCAGTTTCTCGCCACGCTGCCCGATGTGCTCCAGCGAAAGATGCTGGTGTCATCGCTACGCGCCGCAGGCAAGCCGATCATCAGCCAGGCGCAGAACAATATCCGCGCGCTGTTCGGATCGAGCACGCGCTACACCGGCACGCTTGAAATGGGCGTAGTCGCCGCCAAGGACCGTAAGACCGGACTCGCCGCGCGCGTGAACATCAAGACTCGCAAGGTCCGCGGTGAAGGCCCGGCGATCATTAACGGCGTGCGCAAGCCGCACGGCCGCGATCCGTTCTATGGGCGTTTTCTCGAGTTCGGTACCTCGAAAATGCCGGCGCGTCCGTGGCTGCGCCCCGCCGCCATGGCGAAGCAGGACGAAGCCGGCCGCCAGCTGAACGTGTCGCTCCAGAAGCAGATCGCGAAGTGGTGCAAGGCCAACGGCGTGAAGTTCGTGGCGGGTGGCATATGACCGAGTCCGAAATCAGTGCGATTCTCGAAACGGTGATGCCCGACCGTGCATTCCTGCTGCTCGTGCCGCAGGGTACGCCCGAGCCTTACCTCGTACTGCAACGCATCTGGCAGGGACCGGTGAACAGCATGTGCGGCTACATGCAGTCCGATCAGGTCCGCTACCAGATCGACAGCTATGGCAAGACGCACAGGCAGGCGCTCGCCAATATCGAGACCGCCATTGCAGCGCTGCGTGCGAGTCCCGATCCGCCGACCATCGATAACGAACAGGACTTGTACGAACAGGACACCAAGCTGCACCGCTCAACCCTCGAACTGACTACGTGGTACGAACCGCATGAGGTCACGACATGAAAAAGGCCATTTCTGCCCAGAACACGAAAATGTTCCTGGAAAAACCGGATGCCGCGCCGATTGCTACCGGCAAGCTGACCACCGCCAGTCAGTCGGCCCCGGCCTATGTCACGTTCGCGGATATCACGAAGCTCGCCAATGGCGAGCCGATCTACATCACCGGGAGCGGCTGGGCCACGCTCGACAATCAGGAGTGGATCGTCCAGCAGCTTGACAGGGATGCGAAAACCGCGTCGCTCTACGGTTCCGACACGACCGATGAAACGGCCGAATGGAAGCCGGATGCGACCTTCACGCTGAACGCGTTCGCGGATGTCTGCGCGCAGTCCTACGCGATCAACCAGAACCCGGCGTCCAGCATCGACACCACCACGCTATGCGATGACGAAAAAACGTCGCTGGTCGGCTTCCGCGATCCCGGCACGCTCACGTTCGATTTCTTCATCGATCCGACCGACCCGGACTATCTCGCGCTGCTCGACGCCTACGATGATGGCGAGGAACGCATGTTCGAGATCATCTATCGCAACGGCGCGGTACGCACGCTGCCGGTGATCGTGCAGTCGATCAATGAAACGGGCGGCGTCGATCAGGCGGTACACGGCGCGGCCACGCTGAAGATCACCGGACAGCCGATCCTGACGCAGCCACCCAAGGCCGCACCGGCTACCTACACGCTGAGCGCGGGTATCTCGCCGCTCTCGGGTCCGGCGCCGCTGCACGTCCAGCTGCTCCTGAGCCAGAAGAACGGCGTGGCCTCGTCGTTCTCGATTGACTGGGGCGACGGGACCGGTGCGGAGACGCTGACCGGCTCGACCACCACCACGCACAACTACGACATGGCGGGCAGTTTCACGGCGCGCGCCACGCCGACGGTCAATGGCACCCAGGGTGCGCCGGCCGCTGCCGCGCCGGTGACGGTCACGGCGGGAGGCTGACATGACCGATCTATCCAATCCGCTCGACGGACCGCTGTTTCCGGCTCCGGAGTTCCAGTCCGAACAGATCGACACGCGCTGCTTTGGCATGGTGACGGTCAGCGAGATCAGCGCGGAACGTTTCGAGGCACTGATCGCGCAGCCAGCCTACCAGCAGGACACCAACGCGCTGATCAGCGTGCTGCTGATCGAGGGCGCACGCGGTGCGAACGGTGAACGGCTGACCGATGACCTACTCGCGCATCTGCCCGCGCGTGGCTTTCATGACCGCGTGAAGCTGATGACCGCCACCGCGCGCGTAAATGGCCTGTCCACCGATGAAGTGGAAAAAGACTGACCGCTCCGACAACGCGCCTCGTCTTTGCAGTCGCGGAACTGCTGCATATGACGGCCGGAGCGGTACGCCGAACCATGGGCGCGAACGAACTGATGTGCTGGGCGTATCTGCTCGCAGAGCGCAGCCGCCCGACCGCTGCACCTGAACCGCTTGTCCTGAGCGTCGAGGACGAAATCGGCGCATGGAGTTAGGCCATGGCTTCAGCCGGATCGCTGATTTTCGAACTCGCCGCCGATGTGTCGCGTCTGCGTACCGACATGGGCAAGGCGCAGGCGGAAATCAGGTCCTCGCTCGACAGCATCGCGAAGTCCAGCGCCGTGACCGCGACGCTGGCCGGTGCGGAGTTCGCGAAAAATTTCGCAATGTCGTTCGCCGGCAAGATCAAGGACGCCATTGATCAGGCCGATGCGCTCGGCAAACTTGCGCAGCGCATCGGCACGACGACCGAAGCCATGTCCGGTTTGCAGTATGCCGGTTCGTTCGCGGGCGTCAGTCTCGATGACCTGACCAACGGTATGAAGGGGCTGAACAAGGCCGTGCTCGATGCGCGCGATCCGCTCTCGGATACCGCCGCCGCATTCAGGTCATTCGGGCTCGATGCGGCCCAGTTGCGCGGCATGGACCCGGGCGCGGCGTTCGACACCATCGCCACCGCCGTGTCGAAGTACGCCGACAGCGCGCAGAAAGCCGCCGCCGTGCAGCAGATCTTCGGCAAGAACTCACAGGTCCTGATTCCGCTACTGAATGAGGGTGCTGAGGGGATCGCGGCCGCCCGCAAGGAGGCTGAAGACCTCGGGCTGATCGTCTCAACCCAGACCGCGAAAGCGATGGGCGATCTCAACGATGATCTTGCCCGCCTGCAGAATGTTAGCAAGGGTGCGGCCGCGCAGATCGCGACCGAACTCACACCCCACCTTCAGGAGCTCGTCAGCATCCTCCAGGAAGCTCAGAAGGAAGGCACAACGTGGAACACCGTGCTGCGCGGCATCGAGACCACTGCCAAGGGCGTGGTCACCACGCTGATCGGTCTGGCGGGCACGGTGGTTTCGCTGGGCCAGTTCGTGATGACGGTCGCGCGCACGCTCGATGCCCCCATCGGCCAGATCGCGGAGACGTGGAAAACCGGCATGGTGGGTGCACAGAAAACCATGGCCGACACCATGAGTACGATGGAGCGGACCATGCATATCCGCTCCGAAGCCGAGAAGCAGCAGAACGCGGCCGGTGCCGCGGCTGCTGCCGAAATCACCGCCGCGCAGGGCGCGAGCAAGGCACAGAACAGCTACACCGACTCGCTCGATAAAAACGCGAAGGCACACCAGCGCGCAAAAAAGGAAGTGGACGAGTACGCGCAGATGCTCAAGCAGTTGCAGGAAGGTCTGCGCGCCGCGCAGGCCAACGGTGACCAGATGCAGATGCTGCTCACCGATCCGAAGTTCGCCACTTTCACCGAGACGCAGAAGAAGGTATTGACGGACTATCTCGCAGAAACGCTGAAGGTCACCGCCGCGCACGAAGCGGAAAAGAAGTCTCAGGACGATCTCGCGAAGGCTGCGGACGATGCGGACAAGTCGATGATCTCCGCGCGCGAGTCGGCCCGTTCCTTTGCCGAGTCCGAACTCGATGCCATCGATCCGACGCGCGAATACATCCGCACGCTCGAACAGCTTGACGAAGCACAGAAGCTGATTCCGATATCGGCCGACGAAATGGCGACGATGCAGGCGCGCGCCGCGAAAAAAATGAAGGATGCGCAGGACAATCTCGATGGCACGAAGGACAGGTATAAGGACCTGATACAGGCTATCGAGGGTTTCGGCAAGAAGTCCTCCGATGCGATGGTCGACTTCATGTTCTCGACCAGGGATGTGAGCGAGTCGTTCTCGGAGATGGTCACGGCGATCCTGAAGGACATTGCCAGGCTGCTGATCTACAGGAACGTAATGGAGCCGCTGGTAAAGGGCATCAGCGGCGGCGGTGCGACCGGCTGGCTCAGCGCGTTCTCGGGCATGTTGAGTACCGCGCCCGGTCGCATGGCGGGCGGTCCCGTGTCGCCGGGTCAGGTCTACGAGATCAACGAACTGCCCGGCCGGCGTGAGTACTTCATCCCGAATACACCGGGCAAGGTCGTCACCGATGCGGGCATGCGTGACGGTGGCCCGAACGTCGCGATCACGGTACACGTCCACAAGAACGACGCAGAGACCGGGGACACGACCGCCGACAGCCGTAAGGCCGCCGAACTCGGCAAGCGTATCTCGGCGGTCGTTCGTCAGGTGATCGCGACCGAGAAACGTTCAGGGGGGCTTCTCGCATCATGAGTACGCCACTGCCACCACAGATGCCGCCGCAGCCCGTCACGGTCACGGTCCCGCTACCGGCCGATGCATGGCGCGAGCGCCTTGCCGCCAGTGCGGTGAAATCCAGCGGTCTGATTTTCACCTGGTGCGTCACGTCCGCCTCATACGACCTCGAACCCAGCGTCGTTCTCGCGAAGTACGGCGACGGCTACGCGCAGCGCCGCCCGGCCGGCATCAACACGCAGAACCGGCTATGGAATATCGAGATGCACAACGTCAGCGCCCAAACCACCACGGCCGTACTTGACTTTCTCGAGGCGCGTAACGGCGTGGACGTTTTCAACTGGACGCCGCCGCGCTATACCACCGCGCAGGTCGTGATCTGCCCATCGTGGACGTTCGCCTATGCCGACCTCGTCAGCGATGGCGAGCGCGTCTATACGGTCACGATGAAATTTGAACAGGTGCATGTATGACGCTGCGTGGCGCGATACAGGAGCTTTCCCCAGGCGCGGTGATTGAACTGTTCGTGCTGGACCTGTCACGTTTCAACGTGCCGGCTAACGGCCGCTATGTCCGGTTTCATGCGGGTACCAACGAACTTGACAGCGACGTGATCTGGCAGGGTGAGTCGTATCAGCGCTATCCGGTCGCGGCAACCGGTTTCGAGTGGAAAGGCGAAGGCACACTGCCGCGCCCGCACTTCGCGGTCTCGAACGTGACCGGCATTATCAGCGCGATGTGCCGGCTGTATTCCGATCTGATCGGCGCGGCCGTGACGCGTAAGCGCACGCTGATGCGCTTTCTCGATGCGGTCAATTTTCCGCAGGGCAATCCGCTCGCAAACCCCGACGAGGCGTTCGCCGATGACGTGTTTTTCATCAACCAGAAAGTGCATGAAACGCTCGACGCGGTCGAGTTCGAACTCGCCGTCGCGTTCGACGTTCAGGGCGTGCAGCTACCCGGGCGGCAGGTCATCTGCAATTCGTGTCCGTGGAAGTACCGGGGCGACGGCTGTGGCTATGGCGGCCCACCCGTGGCCGATATCAACGACAACCCGACAGCCGATCCGAACGCCGACCAGTGCGGCAAGCGGCTGAAGTCCTGCAAGCTGCGCTTCGGCGCGGGCTGGCTGCCGTTCGGGGGCTTCCCCGGCGCGGGTCAATACAGGTAGCGCGACCATGATTCCCGACGACCCCGTCCTTTCCGATATGGTTCCCTTCGTTCGCATGCACGCCGATGGCGAGGCACCGCGCGAGTGCTGTGGGCTGATCGTGACGCGCACCGAACCGCCGCGGCTGATGTATATCGCCTGCACGAATCTCGCGCGCGAGACCGAACACTTCATCATCGATCCGAAGGACTACGCGCGCGCTGAGGATACCGGTATGGTCGTGGCAATCGCGCACTCACACCCGTTCATCCCGCCCGAGCCGTCGCTCGCGGACCGTACCGGCATCGAGCGCACGCAGCTGCCGTGGCTGATCGTCAACCATCCGCTCGGCACGTGGAGCGTAACGCACCCCGATGGCTTTGTCGCGCCGCTGACCGGCCGGTCATTCGTGCATGGCGTCCACGACTGCTATGCGCTGATCCGCGATTACTACGCCGAGCGGGGCATCCTGCTGAACGACTATCCGCGCAGCTATGGCTGGTGGGATGACACCGAAAGCCCGGACCTGTACCGCGCGAACTTCGCCACGGAAGGTTTTACGGTCTTGCTCGACCATGCGCCGGTCACGTCCGATGACCTCGCGCTGATCGAGCCCGACGACCTGATCCTGATGCGCATCCGTGCGCTGCACGATAACCATATGGCGGTCTATCTCGGCGATGGCGTGATCCTGCATCACATGATCGGCCAGGCATCGCGGCGTGAAACGTATCAGGAGTTTTATCAGCGCCGTACGGTCGCGGTGCTGCGGCATCGCACGCACATGGAGAAGCCATCTTGCTGACCGTCATTTTCTATGGCGACCTGCGTACGCGCTTTGGCCGCCGCTATAAGCTCGACGTCCATTCGCCCGCCGAAGCGATTCACGCGCTTTGCACGCAACTGAAGGGACTGCGCCAGTATTTCCAGCAGAACGCCACCGCGAAATTCATGGTACGCGGCCAGCTGCGCGACCGGCTGATTGCCGACTATGACGAGACCGACCTCGGCTATCCGCAGTCGGCCGGCGTATTGAAGGTCGTGCCCATAGTCGAGGGTGCGGGCGCTATCGGCAAGATCATTCTCGGCGCGGTTCTGGTCGTCGCGGGTTTTTTCACAGGCGGTACTGCCTGGGCTGCGCTCGGACCCATGCTGATCAGCATGGGCGTAGGGCTCGCGCTGTCGGGCGTCGCGCAGATGATCGCGCCGCGCGCAAAGGGCGGCGCCACGCCCGAGAAGGCCGACAACGAACCGTCGCTCGCGTTCAATGGCGCGGTCAACACGACCGGCCAGGGCGGCCCGGTTCCGCTTGGCTATGGCTGCATGCTGGTCGGCTCGCAGATCGTCAGCGTGGGTTTCTCGACCAACAACGAAATCGTGGTGCGCTGATGGCCGCGCGCGACCTTGTTCCGGTTATCGGCGCAGGCGGCGGCGGTGGCAAGGGCGGCGGCGGTGGCAGCGCGCGCGCCGCGATTGAAGCACCCGATTCGCTGCGCTCCACGCAGTACGCCCGCGTGATTAACGTTATCTGCGAGGGCGAAGTCGAGGGGATCGTTGGAAATGGTCAGGGTATCTATCTTGACGATACGCCACTGGTCAATCCTGACGGTTCATGGAACTTCAGCGGCGCGGCCATCGAATGGCGCAGCGGTACCGCGTCGCAGGCTCCCATATCGGGCTTCTCTGTGACCGAAGCGGAAAGCACGATCGGGATTGCGGTCACGGCCGCAGTGCCGGTTACGCGCAGCGTGACGAATCCGAACGCGACCGCCATCCGCGTGACGCTTGGCTTCTCGCAGATGACCGAACAGGACCCGACCAACGGCGATATCAACGGCACGACCGTACAACTCGCGCTTGATATCCAGAAGAACGGCGGCGGCTTCCAGCAGGTCTATCTCGATACGGTGACGGGCAAAACAACAAGCCGCTACCAGCGCAGCTATCGCATCGAACTGGTTTCACGTTTCGGTGAGGCGGGCGGTACGTTCGATATCCGTGTGCACCGCCTTACGCCCGATAGCACTACCATCAACGTGCAGAATGCGTTCCAGTGGGAGACCCTGACCGAGATCGTGGATTCGATGCTGATGTATCCGTATAGCGCGCTGGTGGGCGTGCAGATCGATGCATCAACATTCCGCAGTATCCCGAGGCTCGCCTTCGATATGAAGCTGCGACGCGTTCAGATACCTTCGAACTACGATCCGGGCACACGCGCCTATAACGGAATATGGGACGGTACATTCAGGATTGCGTGGACCGATAATCCGGCATGGATTGTCTACGATCTGGCGGTCACCTCGCGTTTCGGTCTGGGCGATTACGTCACGCCCAACCTGATCGACAAGTGGACGCTCTACACGATTGCCCGGTATTGCGATGCACTGGTGCCGGATGGCTTCGGCGGTGTAGAGCCGCGCTACACCTGCAACGTCTATATTCAGGAACGCGCCGAAGCCATCGCGCTATTGCAGCAGTTCGCCTCGATCTTTAACGGGCTGATCTTCTGGAGTGGTGGCGCGCTGACGTTCAGCGCGGACATGCCCGCCGATGTATCGATGGTCTATACGGCTGCGAACGTGATCGACGGCATGTTCGCCTATGTCGGCACGCCACTGAACCAGCGCCACACAACCGCGCTGATCACGTGGAACGATCCGGCCAACAGATACCAGCAGGCCATCGAGTATGTCGAGGATCGCGACGGGATCAGCCAGTGGGGTATCCGGCCGCTCGCGCTGAGCGCGTTCGGCTGCACCTCGCGCGGGATGGCGCACCGGATCGGCAAATGGGCGCTGCTCACTGAACGCATGCTGTCGGAGACAGTGACCTTCGCGACCGGTATCAACGCAGCCTTCACGCGACCGGGCGACGTGTTTGCCACGACCGACGAAACGCGCGCGGGCCTGCGCATGGGCGGGCGCATCCTCGGCAGTGACGGCACGACCGTCTGGCTCGATGGGCCGGTCAGCCTGGTGCCGGGTACGACCTATACGCTGTCTGTCGTGCTGCCTTCGGGCCCGTTCGAGAGCCGCACCGCGACGCTATCGTCATTTGCTCACGATGTACTGACTGTCTCGCCACCGTTTTCGCAGGTGCCCGGGCGCATGGCGGTCTGGTCGCTCGCCTCGGCGCAGCTGGTGTATGAACAGTGGCGCTGCATGGCCGTGACGGAAACCGACGAAGGCAATGTCCAGTTACAGGGCATCGCGTACCGGCCCGACAAGTTCGCCGCGATTGAATACGACCTGAATCTCGAACCGCTGCCGGTCTCGATCATTGACCCGTTCAGCATTGGCGTGCCGACCGAACTGAACGTGACCGAATCGAAATACCAGATCAGCCCGGTAATTGTCGGTGCGCGCGCGACGTTCTCATGGCTCTCGCCACCCGGTGCGGTGCGGTTCGCGGTAGCGTACCAGTACGGACAGGACTCGGCCGTCTATGCCGACTGTTTCATGAACAGCATCGATATTCAGCCCACGCGCGAGGGAACGTGGACCTTTACGGTATGGGCGGTCAACGCCATCGGCATGCGCAGCGGCCCCGCGTCGATCACGGTCCAGCTGCGCGCGCTGAACATGCCGCCGCAGGATGTGCAGGGGTTCCAGCTTGATATCTACAACGACAGCGCGCAACTTAGCTGGCTGCCGGCCGCCGACCTTGATGTGATCGTCGGCGGCAGTATGGTGGTGCGCTTCTCGGCGCGGATGACCACGGCGGTGACGTGGGAAGAGTCGAACGTCATCGCGCAGTTTTCCGGGTCGCAAAGTAACGGCTTCGTGCCACTCATGAAGGGTACCTATCTCGGCAAGTTCCAGAATTCGTCCGGCGCGTTCTCGGACCATCCGGCCTACATCATCAGCACCACCGGCCCGCTGCGTGACTACAACGTGGTCTCGAACCTTGCGCAGCAACCCACGTTCGCGGGCGTGAAAGACGGGCTGGTAGTGCGCACGGGTGTGATGTACATCGCGCAGGACCCGGTTACCCATCTCGCGGTCACGACCACGCCGATCTATCTGTTTGACCGGCTGGTCGATCTTGGCAAGGTCTACACGTGCCGGTGCGGCTCGTATCTCGATGGCGCGATGTACAGCCTGCTCGATGACGTGGACGTGTGGCCGGACTGGGATGCACGCCTTGATGTAGACGGCTCGAAGATTGACGAAGGCGGTGCACTGGTCATGGCAAGCGTGACGAACGTCGATCCGGCGAAGGCGACGCCCGCGGACTGGGGTCCCTACACGCGCCTCGTCGTGAGCGATCTGACATTCAGGGCAGTACGCTTCAAACTTCAGGAACGGGTGCCGGATAACACGACCGGCATCGGCATCATCACGCTCGGCGTGACGGTAGACGTGCCGGATCGCATCGAGTCACGCAATAACGTGCCGGTCGCGGCAGCGGGCACGACCATCAGATTCTCGGTGCCGTTCAAGGACGCGCCTGCAATCAGCATCGTTGCGCAGGGGCTCGCGAGCGGGGACAAGTGGGCGATCACGAACCAGAGCGCAACCGGCTTCACAATCCAGTTCCAGAACTCGGCCGGCACCGGCATTGCCAAAACCTGTGACTGGATTGCGCGCGGCTATGGCTATGAACACACCGACCTCGCCGGAGTCGGTTACACCGCCCTTCGGAGTGGCGATCTTGAAGCACTGCTGGCACAGCGTGTCGCGATTGGTCCGGTGATGCAGCGCGTGAGCGTACAGGGAGAACAGCAATGACTCAGGTCGCAACGTATCAGGTCCCGGCGCATCCCTCAGGGCTCGACATGCGCACGCAGCTCAATGCGATTGTGCTGGCGCTGATCGGTGACAGCGCGGGACCGACCGCGCCAACCGAAACCTATCCGGGCATGTGGTGGGGTGACACGACCGCGAAGCTGCTGAAGCGACGCACCAACGCGAATGACGCGTGGACCACTGTCGGCCCGCTCGATGACTTCCTCGCGGACATCCGCACGGCAGCGAACAGTGCAAACACGAACGCCAACAACAAGGTGGCGAAAGCGGGTGACACGATGATGGGCGGACTCGTCATTGATTCCGCTCCGGGCAATGTCATCTCGAATTACCTGATGCTAAGGGTGGCAGGCGGCTATTCGGTGAGCATGCGGGCGAACACTCAGGTGCCCGGTATGGAATGGATCAATAGCGCCAACAACGCCGCGATCCTGACGCTGAACAATAACGGCACCGTGGCAGTGGCGAACGAGCTTTCCAGTGGCGGCTCTATGTATTCAGGGCGCAGCGTCAGGGCCGCAGGCAATGACACGCAGGGGGTGTTTCACTCAACGGGTGAGCTTGGCGGTGGATTCGCTGACTGGGTGAACCAGCGCCCCTATGCGCTACAGGTGGACACGTGGAGCCCAGCTGCAGCCTATGGCGGTATCCGCTGGACCCGTTGGGGCGCGCGGCATATCGCAGGTATCGATGGGTATGAAGGCGGTACGTCAACGACGGCGTGCAGTATCGTTTTTAACATTGGGGTCACGCCCGCCGCGTGGTTCTTCAATGAAACGGATATCGTTCGGAACGGCCGCGGTGGTACGGTCTATGGGACGTGGAATCTTAATGTGGGTGCCTATGCCAGCGCAGGCGCACAGGTGCAGTGGGCAAGCGGCACCAACGACTTCGGCGTCATGTCTTCAGGCTCCGTCCTGCCAGCGCCGTGGGTGTGTGTCGGTGGTGTCGGTCCCGGCAACGCCACCGCCAACGCGATCCACCAGTACGGCGTGTGGCTCAGGAACCAGTAACGGGACGGCACATCATGATGAACGTCGAACAGATCGCATGGATACTCGGGCAGGCTTTTCCAGGCCTCGTGCGCGGGAAAGATTACTGGGTCGCGCATCCGGTCGATGAACGCACGCTCGAACAGACCGGCCCCGCATGGATTGTGAAGTGGCTACCCGAAAGCCCACCTGTGCCGATCACCGACGAGATCGAAAAATTGTGGGATCGGTACGGGGCCGAATGTACGCACGCGCTTGCAACCATCGACGCGCGCCGCGAGCGCGATGCCCGGCTACTCGATGCCGACCGCATGGTCGAACAGGCCATCGACACCGGCAACAGCGGGAAGGAAAAAGCCGCGCGCCAGTATCGCCAGGCACTGCGAGACGTGCCGCAGCAGAGCGGCTTCCCTGATCACATCGACTGGCCCGCAAAACCGGGCAACGCATCATGAGTCCCCGCGCTGTCCGTGTCGTTACAATCCTGACGGCGTTCGTGCTGATGATGATCGGACTCGCGCTGATGCTGGCGTCCTGCACGCTGGTCTATATCGAGGGCGACGGCAACAGCATAAGCGACACAGGCGGTCACGGCGGCGGGCTCACGATACCGCAGCAGCAGACCGGCATGCGGAACCGCCTGCAGGAACTCCGGCAGGATCGCTAG